GAGTTGACCACGAATAGTTAAGATTGTAAAAATCTTCAATGTTCCAGTTTGGTGTTATATAACTAATCATTTAAATACTGACATTTGTTTTAAATTTGGATAATCCCTGTGGCTCCATTTTTTACCGGGAATTTTTTTCCTCTCATTTAGTAATTCAATTCCGATTTTGGCCACTTCGGGAGTCATATAATAATGATACCCAATAGTATCTATATCCTGTTCAGCCCATGGACGACTAAGATCACGACCATCGTAAGACATTTTTTTAAGTATATCATAATCGGTCTTATTTTGCAATAAAATTGCACCCCCCCTCCCAAGGTTTAGGTGTTTTCTAAATTGAAAACTCAAACACATAAAAGTATTAGCCAAATAAGTATTCTCACCCCAAAGAACAGCTGCATCAATAATGTTAGTATTACCAAGATGATAGTAATCGGACCACTCTTCTTCTCTCCAACTCCATTTCAATCCAAGTTTAACGAGTGTCATTGGAACTGACACATAAGTTCTTGTAGGGATTGTGATATTATTAACCATAGTATGTCTCAAACAAAGTTCCAATGCATGAGTACATGAGTCTGTGGCTACTGCATATGGAGATCCAAAAAACTCTGCAATCTGTGATTCAAACTCAGTAACATATTCAAACATTTTCCAGTTCTCTCGGTGTAATTATTCTATCATTTGGTTTGCCATAAGTAAAGAATTCTTCGAGCGTATACTTATCTCTAAGTTCTGTCCACCATTTTTGATATGCTTTATGAGAAAATTCTAAATCTTTTCTTTCATCCTTTCTACAAATATTTTCAACATAACTGCCTAGATCAGGATTTATAGAAATCAAGGGTATGCAATAAGTCTTGCCATTATGGCCAAGAAAATAATCTAAAGTAACATTTGGAGCCATTGACCACTGAGAATTATTAATTCTCTGACATAAATCAAACTTACCTTCTTTGTAATGAAGACTCATAATCTTTTCAGCATATCTTCTATTAATCAAAGAAGCCCCAGTACCGTGTGCAGATAAGATCGGATGCAAAAAACAAGGAATTATATTTGGATTTTCAAAACTCATTTGTATACAGTCCCAATCATAGGGCAAACTATTCATTAGATACTCCCAATCAAAGTGCCAATGTTCTATGAAACTTAAGTCATAATCATCTTCCATAAGAATTAAATATTTTTCATTACTTGATTCTAACCAATTTTTTATAGTTGACAAGTATGAGATTGAAATGCAAATTTCAACAAAATGACTTCTTTTATTTTCATAATGATCAAATGAATTTAATATGACCAGATCTTTCCAATTTTCATAAGTAGATGGTTGATATTTAGATCCAGAGACTACTGTATAGTCTTTAATGCCCCAATAATCATACTGAGTTTCTGTATATTCTCTTTTGCACGGTCTTTCGTCAAGAGTTAAAACAGAAATCGGGGGAAGACCTTTAAGTTTATTATTCATTTTCTAATTCTTTTGGTGTGATTATTCTATCGTTAGGTTTACCATAAGTAAAAAATTCTTCAAGAGTATACTGATCTCGAAGTTCAGTCCACCATTTTTGATACGCTCTATAAGAAAACTCCAGATCAACTCTTTCTTTTTTCCTATCAATATTTTGAGCCCAACTACCAAAGTTTTGATTGACTGAAATAAGTGGCATACAATAAGTCTTACCATTATGGCCAAGAAAATAATCCGTATTAAAATTAGGCATTTCTAATCCAACTGACCATTTGTAATTAGAGATTCGTTGCGAAAGATCAAATTTACCATCTTTGTAATGAAGACTTATAATCTTTTCAGCATATCTCCTATTAATCAAAGAAGCCCCTGTATCATGACCATAAAGAATTGGATGTAAGTAACAGGGAACAATTTTCTCATTTTCAAAACTCATTTGTATACAGTCCCAATCGTAAGGAAGACTATTCATTAAATAAGTCCAATCAAAGTGCCAATGTTCTATGAAACTTAAGTCATAATCATCTTCCATGATGATGACATATGGATCATTTGTAGTTTCCAACCAATTTTTAATATTTACCAAGTGTGCAACAGTTATAGAAAGTTCTGCAATATGCCAGTTCTTTCTCTTATATCCTTCTGGAAATGGATTCAAAATAACAAGATCTTTCCAATAGTCTTCATATGTTGATAGTTGATATTTAGATCCGGAAATTACTTTATAGTCTTTAATACCCCAATAATCATACTGAGTTTCCGTATATTCTCTTTTATCCGGTCTTTCATCAATGGTTGCAAGAATTATTGGTGGAAGACCCTTCAACTTATCCTTTAAATTCATGATTTACTTGCATAACTAATTGTTTTCTTTTAACAGAATTAAGATAAAAAAGATCATTCAAAGTATAATTATGGGATTTATTTTTCCACCAATCTAAAACTAGTTCATCGCATGTTTTAGACATAACATTTATATTTCCATTCCTAAGACCATCACTTATAAAATTGTAATTAGTAGTAAAGAGTGGAATAGAATAAGTAACTCCGATTTGATATAAAACAAAGTCTACAGATTGATAATGATATTCTGGCCAATTTTGATTGTATCCGTAATTGGAATACAATTTGAATTTATTATCTATGTAATGAAGATTGATTAATTTCTCAGCATAGGACCTATTGATCAATACACATCCCGTTGAGTGATTATTGTACGTCCACTTGGAAAGATTCATTTTGATAAAGTTCTCACCAATGATGTGGAGCTGAACACACTCCCAATTACAAGGCAGATTATCTACAAAAGTTTCCCAATCAAATTGCCAATATTCGACAGGATTTAAACAAAAATCATCTTCTACTACAAGACAAACATCAGATACATTTGAATTATACCAATCAATTATGCCTTGTATTCTATCAATCAGAGTTGCAAGAAACCATACCCGAGTTCTAAGTTTATCAGTTACAACTTTAGATTTCCATTCAGTAAAATTATCTACGGAATATCTGGAAGAATTGACTCTATAATAATTCGTTATACCATAATCAGAAAAGTGTTTTTCTAAGTAGTCTCTACGATCCGTTCTATGATCTAGATTAAAATAATATATTGGAGGGAGTCCTTTTAACTTTGTATGAATGGCCATCAAAATTTAACGTATTCAATCATTTCCCAGTCATTCTCTTTTCCATAAGAAAAAAATTCTTCCAAAGTAAAATTATCTCTTTTAGTTTTCCACCAATTATAATAGATATCTCTACAAATAAAATGATGTTTCTTGGGAACTTTATCTAGATATGGATTTTGTGTTATTAATGGCAGTTGATATGTCACTCCCAAATTACAAAAAAATCCATCCAATGAAACTACCCTATATCCAGTATTAAAAGGATACATGCCGTACTTTCGTACTAACATATACTTTTCTTTAACAAAGTGTAAGTTAATTACCTTCTTGGCAAAATGTCTATTAATTAAAATAGGACCATAAAAACTCAACCTTTCGGTCTTTGGTTTAGGGTGAAGAAAAAATGGAATATGGTGATTTGATTCAAATCCTAATTGTACACAGTCCCAATCATATGGAATAGTTTTCATCAAATATTCCCAATCAAAGTGCCAATATTCGATTAGATTTAAATCATAGTCATCTTCAAATAAGATTAAATGTTTTTCATCGGTAGTTTCCAACCAATGTTTAATCATTTCGATAGTAGAAAGAGTAATAGAAGCCATTAATCTATGACTATCTTTTTCTATCATTTCTGGAAAATGTAAAATACGTTTCCATTTATCATAATCTTCAACTAAGTATTTGGATCCAGAAAATCTTGTTACGTTAGTAAGACTCCATTTATCAAATTGTTTTTCCATGTATTTTCTTCTATCTACTTCAGAATCTAGATTTAGATAGTAGATACTAGGAATTCCTTTGAGTTTATCAGACATACCAAGTGATGATTGAATATCTAGTACCAGAAGTCACTGGCATAACTTCGTGAGGAAACATAAAGTTTGATGGGAACATAATGATAGAACCCTTTCCTCCCCGTATCATGATTTCTCTATCAAAAAATGCAAACTCTCCACCTTCATAGTCATCATTCAAAAGAAAAGAACAACTTACTGATCTTTGTTGTTGTTTAAATGAATCCGTATGTTGAACATAAAACTGACCTTTAGTGTATCTCAATAAGTCATATCCAGTATCAATCTCAGAAGCTACTTCTGGGAATAACTTTCTATACTCATTAATTGCATTTGAAGCACAAGTGTAAAAATCTTCGTCTAGTTTTTTTCTTATATCAAAATTTTTATCGATTACCATCTGTTCGGAAATATTGACTATATCGCAATTTCTAATTTTATCCGAAACATTTCCATCACCTACCCTACTTTTAGTCCAAAAACTACAATCACGATACTCTTCTAGAATTCTATCGCATAATTCTTCGGGAACAATTTTATCTAAAGTGAAAATATAATCACTCAAAGATCTTTGACTCTTATGAGAAATAACTTTTGATTCAGTCTTTATTTCTTCTACAGGAAGTTTTTCTTCTACTGAAGTTTCTACCTCAGACGACACATCCTCTGGCTTTGTTGACTCATTAAGTTTATCAAAATATGCATAAGCACAGTCTCCACGACTCCTTACATAATGTAAAAATACTTGGGTATAATATTCACCTTCATAACATTCTCTCCAATGAGGGGCTGTTTTACCCAAGTACAACATAGCATCACCTGGACTCAGTTCAACAGAACGTTTTTCTCCAGTTGGAGTTTCAATACATATAGGCCAAGTGGCATCACCATGCAAATGCAAAGTCAGTGAGATTTCACAAGCATCTCTATCTGTATGTCTAAGTAATTCACTACCATTCTTATAGACTCTTGAATATGCATAAGTAGGTAAAACAGGTTCCCCGATAGCTACAGAAACCTCTGGAGTTTTTTCACAAAGTAATTCTAAGAATGAAATATAATTATATTCGGAGTAAGAATTTGGAGCCTGACAATCTCCATCCAAATTTTTTTCTTTACAATGTTTTAAAAATTCAAAGGAAATTTCCGAAGATCTTTCCTTTGAAATAAAATTAGGCAAAACAATATAGTTATTTTCAAGTAATTTTTTATTCATAATTCAAAATCAATCGTGGTAATAATTTAAATTTCTTTTAATAGTTCTTCGATATCATAGTAGAGATCTTCTTCTTCATCATTTTCATCTACACTTTCACCTTCAGAAAGTTCAGAATATTCAATAGTATTCTGTCTAAACTCAAATTGTTCTCTGAGGAATTGAGCTTGAGCCTCTTCTTCTATCTGTTTTTTGAGAGCAGCTGCATCTTCTAATTGTTTTTGAATTAAAGCATCTTCTTCATCTTTTTTTTCTTGCCACTGTTCTATTGCTTTATTAAAGATGCATACTCCTTCAATTCCAAGTGTAGTAATTGGTAAATTTTGATGATTTCCAACAAATTCAACTTCACCTTCACCTACACCATCATCATCCTCATCAAGCCACTGAACTGCATGAATTTGTTTTCCTTCAACTTCAGGAATCCAAGACAAATCAATGTCGCCATAGGCAACATAATTATAATAAACAGTTTTATCAGAGGGTATGATGGTTAATTTCATCTTTTATTCTCCAGCTTCTGGTAGTGTATTGGTGTTTGTTAAAGAAGTAATGTTTACTGGCAATATGCCATTTTGTTGAATCATATCAATATATAGTTGTCTATTTTCGTTATTAGATTTAACAACTTCATTTCTAAAGGACTCTACTGCAGCACCAGTCTGTCTTTGTTGTTGCGAATTTTCGATAGTTAACATAGGCAACCAAGTTACTGCACATCCCCAGTGATCTACATCTTCACCAGTGTTTGGATTCATTCCACGAACATGCATATACCATGAACACTTATTTTCTATGCAATCTTTTTTAATTAAAGGACAATAAGATCCAGGTTCAGTCTTTTTAAACATGTTGACAAAATTTCAGTAAGGGTATTATAACACAAGTTATGCAAAACTACAAACAATTACATCTATATATTGGACTCTAAGGTCTATAGTTGTTGAGAACTGAGCGGTTCCTGACCAAGGGTGATTGTGTGCTCCACCATTTGGAGCTTGAACCATTCCCCCAGTAGCTGGCGAAGATCTAGTCCAACCAGCTCCAGATTGAACGTCACCACCACCTGGAGTCAATCCCACAAAACCACCATTAGCATGAGTATGACTTGGAAGTTGAGCTGTTGTCAAAGTAGTATTACCAATAGTACCTGTCATAGGTATATTGCTTTGAGATACTGTTGTGAGAGAACTGGGGAACACTGTACTAAATGCTGTAGATCCACCACTGCCGCCGCCGGTCCCACTAACAACCCTAAGAGTTTTATCGTTGTGCGTAGTACTTTTTGTCCACCCAACAGGAGTAGTATT